GTTAGCGATACGCAATCTTTCATTAGCACCACCAGTAAAGAACTTAATTGCACCTTGTGAGTTAAAGAAGTTCATATCAGGTCTTGTAGAAAAACTTGTTCGGTTTATGTATTCAATAATTCCACCATTATAAGTGACACTTGCTGTGCCAAATTCAAAGTTTTCATTATTTGTAGAAACAACAAGTTTTGCTAATGGATTTGTCGTTCCAATACCAACATTAGCAGAACCACGACCAAGTAATATTTCCGTGACACTTGCATTGCCGAACACCATTTGGTTAGACTTGTCGGTGAATGAACCATTACCTAACGCTGTCGAGTTAGAAGCAGTTGCTAATTGAGAAGCGTTAAATCCACTACCACTACCAATAAAAGTATTTGTATCACCAGTTGTAATTGTTCTACCAGCGTTAATGCCTAAAGAAGAATTGTTAGAACCAGTTGTTAAAACACTTAAAGATTCTCTACCGATAGCAGTATTTGAAGTTCCAGTTGTTAAAGCATTTAATGAGTTTCTACCAACCGAAGTGTTAAAGTTTCCACTTGTTGTAGTTCCACCACTTGCTATACCAAAGAATGTATTTTCATTACCACCTGTTTGCGTAAATAATCTCGTTCCATTTTGGTATAACCAACCATTGACATCGACTTCTAACTTATTCGCACCAGCACTTTGGATTTGCAAGATATTGCCAGTTCCTTGATTCTTATTAACGGTTAGTGTTGGGTTAGTATTGTTTAAGTTATTTTGAATTGTAGTTCCGTTTGCCAATGTATAAATTACAGAATTGTTTTCGCTTGTTAGGTTAGAAATACCAAATTGAGAACGAAAGATTCCATCTGCGACAATCGCTTTAGTTGTTGAATTTATTTTCCATTCTTGTAAATTGGCAGTCGTAGAAGCAACAGTATTAACAATCAAAGGAACAACATTGGTTGCACTATTACGGATTATTTGGTCTTTTAACGCAAGTGCTTGGTCACCATCAACGATATTATTAGTTAATGTTTCAAGTGCTAATCCTCTATCACCAGGAAACGCAGTCGCAGCGGTTGTACCTAATGCAATATCACCAACAGGAGAATATGCCGAACCCGACCAACGATATGTTTTACCTTCAAAATCACCAGCACTAATGATTACATAAATCTTACCTGCTTCAGGAGTTAAAGCCGCACCGCCACTTGTTAAACTTAACCAAGTACTTGAACCTTCAGTAGAACCTGCTCGAACATACACTTCTAAAACATCATCAACATAGGACGGTAATTGGCTTTGTGGAACTTTACCATCAATAATATCAGCTTTTAAATCTAAAGCTGCTTGTGTTGCCGTTGAAATAGGTTTGTTAAAATCGCTTGTATTATCTGCATTACCTAAACCAACTTGAATTTTTGTAACATTATGAGGGTTGTCTTGTCTATTTTCGTGTGAATTTAAATCTTGTTCTACATTATCAATATCGGTTTCAGCAGTAGTCATACGACCTTGTAGATTGTCAACGTTCGCTTCTTCAGTCGTCATACGACCTTCAAGTGAATTGATATCTGCTTCTGCAGTCGTTAAATCAGCACTATTTTGATAAGTTTGTGTAGAAGCATCGTAACGTAAAACATCTCCTTCTTGAGAATTAGTAATTAAAAACCCTTGAATATCTTGAATAGAAGGTTCAATGGTAACACGAATTAAGAATTTACCGTTGTTTGCTGGACCAGAAGTTTCTGCACGAACGATTGCAGCTAAAAGAACACGAGCTTTGTTGCCTGTTGGTTCTGTAATTGTCCAAGCACCTGGAGTAGAGCCTTCGCTATCAAACCAAACAAATGAACCGAGAGGTTGACCTTTGGTGTCTAAACCTTCTAAAAATCCGAAATCAATAATATAGAAAAAATTACCTGTAGTAACGTTGGTTTCTGCAATACCCATCACTAACTTAGGGTTAGCATTAACGTCTTCTTGACGAGCACGTCTAACTAAATAATGGTCACCTTGTATTTCATAAAACTGAACAACGTCACCTTTGTTAATATTTTCTTGTGCTTTTGCATAGTATTTAAGTTTTAAATGTTCTTGTTCCTGAAGATTGTCAATATCCGTTTCCGCGGTTGTTACACGACCTTCTAAAGCCGTAATATCCCCTTCTGCGGTTGTAATTCTTGCTTCGTGGTCAATAAGCGTGTCATCATTTGTATTTAATGCAGATGAAATTAAGTTACGTTCGTAAACATAATCTCGTGCATTGATGATTTCACCGTTTCGCCAAGTTCTTAATCCTGTTACTTTTGCCATTATCTGGACCTCGCTTTTTTCATTTTATAGGTAATCCCTAGCGACTCTAAAGTCCATTTGGATTTACCCGTTTCGGTAATACTGATTTTACAATTATAACCCTTACCTGCAAGCTTAATTGTTTCGACTGCTGTAATAATATTGCCAAAGTCACTTGTTCCAAACGTCCAGTTACCCAACCTTGTCCCTAAGTTAATGACTCGCTCAACTGCAGATTGTGAATAACTTTGTATTGGGTCTACATTTAAGGTTCCTTCTTCAGACAGTATAACGTTCGTGAAGGTAATCGAGTTATCGTAGGTTGAATCTTTGAGTACGGCTACACTTTCGTCAACTGTGGTTAACGCCCCACCTACGATTGGAAATCCTTCACTGACAATTTTAATTTGACAAGGCATCGTATCCGTATCTAAGATTTGAAACTCAATGGGCAACCAAGACTGACTTTCTGGGTCGGTTTCTGTAAACGTTCCTGTTGCTCTTGGTGTTACGCCATTATTGATATAAACGGCATAGTCAGAAGAAGTTGGCACATTAACTTTATCTAACGTAATCTGATAAAAATGTCTTTTAGTCAAATTAGCATCAAATAAAATATATTGTGTAGGTGATGTTCCACCTTCACCGTAAGTTCCTTCTATACCATAGATAGGTTCTTTACCGATATTGTATTCATTTTGAATGGTGAAATCCATCTTTGCTTCTTTATAGTTTTTAGGATGAAAAGGTTGATTTTGATTTAAAAATGAAGTTGTTACTCTTGATTCAAAAAACTGACCTAAATCTGAAGGTAGAGAGTAGTCTAACTCAACATCAAATATCTTAAGGTCGTCTTCATCTTCAAACTGAGATAATTCAGTAATAAAGCGAAGTTTACCACTTTCGTTAATATACTTATGAATACCACCAAATTGATTCCAAGCACTGTATGTATCTTTAACCCAAGCTTTCTTATCGACGTAATAGCGTAACGTTTCACCTGTGGTCGGGAAATGTAACCAATATTGGTCATCAAAATAAGCACAAATTGCATTGGTGTCTCTTGGAACAATGTTGTATATATTACGGTCAATTGGGTCTACGTTATAACGGTTGTCTTCTGCGTACAACGCACGTAGGGTAAAAACGCCTTCTTTTGACAAGAAGTATAATTGATTGCGAACGTTTTTAACACTATGAGGAGCAATACAGCCGATAGTTGGGTTAATCATAATCTTGCGATAGATATCACCTTCTGCAACAGTTAGTGGGAATGGGCAATCACCTTTAATACCAAATGTAAAACTATCGCTTTGTACAACTAAGATATTCATAAAGCGATTAACGGCTGTGATAGCTTCTTTTAAATCGTTCGTAAATTGAAGTGAATAACGATATGGGAAATATTCTTTTGCACCGATGGTACTAAAGAATAAGTAGTCTGGATTAACGGTACTTCCAAAGAAGCCTAATCGACCATTGTGTTCAATGACACGATTGCACGTGTGTATCTTTAATGAGTCGTATGGTTCTTCTTTATAGTCGACTAATTCTTCAGGAGTGACCCAAATGTTAGTAAACTCAACAACCTTAACATCTAAAGTTTTAGTTCTTACTACATTATATTCGGTTGTAAGGTTGGTTTGGGTTGCTAATTCACCGGGATAAAAATATCCAGTTTGGGTTAATTTAAATTCAATTTTAAAGTCCCAATACCCTGTAGCAAGTTCTTTTAGTTGAAATACAAAATTACTTAAAGCAATAGAAGAGTTTGGTAAACGATTTGATGAATTACTTTGAACATCGTTATTTAATTCAAGATTACCTACACTCGTTATTTCTTCATATAGACTTGGTAATGCACCTGCTGGTTTAATATAAATAGTTGGTTTTAAAACTGTACGATAGCGTCTATTCGTAAATACAGGTGCTCCAAAAGTTTCTGGAGTTTGGTCTTCTGTAATTTGTCCATAAATTGTGTTTAAATCTACACCTACTGTTGGTGTTCCTAACCAAGCATCTAATTCGGCTGCTGTCATTTGACTATCGAAAAGATTACTATCTACAGTAACGTCAGTTCCAGTCCCACCCCAACGGTTTGAAGAAGCGTTGTTGTAAAGATGGGTTGCAACTTTAATTTCTGTTGGAATTGTTTCAGCAACAAAAGGAAAACGTTTAGATATTTGACTATCTTTAATTGTGACACTGTCAATCGCAACGGTCTCAGAGTTAAGCGTAGTGCCTTGAGAAGAGGTTGCTGTAAATGCTGGTGTTGCAAAATCTGCTTCTAAGTCAAGACTGTTTAAGTTATAACCAAGATTTTGAACATCTAAATCTGAGTGTTCATATTGTGGGAAAACATAAATCTTACCGTCTCCCATATAGTAAACTGGATATGTGCCTGTAGCAATATAAAGCTTGTCGTCAACACGAACACCTTCTACTGGACGTGTGGTTTGAATATCTGCACGATAAATGTTTTCATTTACTTCCATTATACCAGTTTTACCACTTGTTGCTGTCCATTTATAGCTTACATTTCGTCTTGTATCGTGATAAAACTCACCTTGAACAAAACCTGCACCAGGATAACTATCTGTTGCTGAAGTACCGATTGTAGTATAACTTGAAGTACTGGGAACCCAAGCGTAATAAGTATCATTGCTAAAAGCATAAATCACATATGAAGTTGCCCCACCAAAAGGTGATGTAGTTGGTAAAGATGCGTGATTTTCTGCAAATCTTGGAACTTGTGTTCCAAAAACACTTCCTGTAGTAATTTCATTAACGACATCATCAGTATAAATACCTAAAGGAGCAAGGTCAAAAAACGGAGTGCCTGCGGGTCTTGTAAAGAATTCAACTTCTTCAAAACCATTACCGTCTCTATTAACATAAAACTTACCTTCGATGACAATAATTTTATCAACAGTATCCGCATCAACGTAATACTCAAAATAACCTTGAACGATTGAGCTAACACTCGTTAAACTACTCCAAGGCATATGTTCTTCAAGTTTATGAAGTCCATAACGTTTTTCAATAAAGTTAAATTCACTTAAAGAAATATTCTCTGCTTCACGCAAATAAATATCCCGTAAGGAGTCATCCGTATCAACGGTCTTTAAACCACCGCCAAATTGCTTATGGATATCAATGTAACGTGTAATTTTATCTACATCGTAAACAAATCTTGACATTTATTAGTCCGCCTTTAAATAAACGATAATAGAACTTGTTAAGGTAGTGTTTCCATCAATTTCAAATAAAACTGTCGTATCTGAGTAGAACTTACCATCTGTGCCACTGATACCTGCACTTGCAGCAATTTGACTAAGCGTGCTTCCTGACGTAAAGTTTATTCTTGCTGTGGTAATGGTAATTCCTGCTTGACTTGTACCTGCATAGAATTCAGCAACCATAGCTTCTTTAAACTCAGGAATACTGGTTGTATTGTGAGACCAGTCGCCTGCCCAAGGTGAGATGCTCATATCTGAGACATAAACATTTTCGCCCATTTGATACTTTTCTAAATCTCTTGCTGTTTTAATTTTTAAATAGTTAAAAGGAACGTTGCTTGCATTTTTAAATAAGCGAGCGTTCATCATAAACTCTTGCATGAATAATTGCTTTTCACCAACAGAAGACTCTTGTCCTCTAACAGAAGCTGAGATAAAGGGTAAAATAACACCTAACATAAAGGTGTCGTCTAAAGGATAACTTACCGTTGAATGGCTCGGATATTGACCTTCACCAGTCCAATCTGTGTAAGGAGGAATATCGTTTAAAAAAGCCATTGGATAGGTCGTAACAGGTGAAACAAGGTTGTAACTTGCGATTGCTTTGTTAAACCATCTAACAATATCTTGTACTTCAAAAGTATCATCGACATCTTGGTTGACATATTGGGTTAAGTCGTAAATATTCATCTATGTCTCCTATGGTGACCTCTTTGAGTCATTTACCTCTATTCGGTCATAACCAAACCCCCTCCGAAGAGGGGGCAGGAATTACTAGTCTTTATAAACTTCTTCTGGACTTGGACGCTTTTGTGTTTTATTTAGGACTGCACTCTTCATCAAACGTTGAGCGTGCATTGCGTGGATTTCTGGAACTTTAATTTTTTGTGCAATCGGAATTTCTACACGAACACCGTTGACACTAAATTGCATTGGATTTCCAAACGCTGCCTTGTAAACTTCAGGAATATAGATTTCCACTAATTTGGAACCGGTCGTTACCGACGCGGTTTCCAATTCCTTTTTAAGTTTTTGTTCAGGTTTCGTCACTTGACCTTCACGAAGTTTGGCACTAGTATTGATATTTTTTTCAGTTGGCATTGTATGCCCTCCCTTTAATTAGTTGCTATTAAGCAGTGTGCGAGAGATAGACGGTCTTCGCAGCAGAGATTTCTACAGCAGAGTCGTCATTGGTCTTCGCAGCTTCACGCCAGGTCTTTAAACCAGCGGTTGGCAATCCTACGATATAACCAGCTGCAATAGCACGGTTTAACACGGATAAGCCATCTTCACCTTTATAGGCTGGGATAGTCGCGTCTAAGATTTCAAAGTTAGCAGCAGTTGAACCCGTTGCAAATGCAAACGTAATGGTCACAACTTCAGTCTTCTTCAATAAATCACCAGCAGCTAAGGAAGCACTGGCAGGAACTGACCAATAGTTGACGACAGCTTCGTTGTTAAGAACGCGAGCACCGAAACCATTGATTTTCCAACCCATAGATTGACGTTGGTTGAGAGGGTCTTCGACACCAGCTGAACCTAAGCCTTTCGTGATGATGGATAAACCAGCACCTTCAAGCTTCGTAATCGCATAGGCTTCTTCACCGATAACAAGAGAGTCATGGGCAGTTACAGTATCATTTTGTGCAGTTGGAGCATTTAAGACTTCAACAAAGCGGATACCGAACATTTCAACAATCATGCCATCACCGAATGGAGCATTGGATTGTCCAAAGTCCATAAAGTCTTGCATACGTTGGTCATCAAATAAGTCAAACATGACTTCAGGTGAGACTAAGGCAACATACTTACCACCAGCTTTGCGGTTTCCACCTAAGAAAGCTTTCTTCATTGCGATGGTGATTTTACGGAAGTCATCAACGGCTGGTTTGTCACCCGAAGCAAGGGTTCCTAAACCCGCACGAGAGGCTGCGAAGAAGGCAGAACCTTCAGCAACAAGCACGTTACGAACGATTAAGTCTAAGGTTTCTTTTGCAAGATAACCTAATTCAATCGCATATTCCCGTTTGACATCGTCTAATTGTTCTAATTCGACTAAGTCAGAGAGATACATGACATCACCATATTGAGTGATGACTGCAGTGATTGACGAACCTGCAATTTCTTTCCCTTCAGGAGTGACACCTTCAGTTAGAGGGACAGTCGTGGGGGATAATTTAACATAGCGTCTCCAGTTAATGGTATCGCCATAGTTACGAGGCAAGGATTTTTCAACAGCATACTTTGCAAATTCAAAGTTGAGTTGACGAAGCATTTTGAGTAACAACTTGTCATAATACGCATCTGGTTTTAATCCAGTTCCAGTCGCGGTCACGACACCAGTTGTCTGTAAATTAGTAACAGCCATGGTTTTTTAAATCTCCTATAGATTTTATCTGCCGAGTTTTTCTTTTAAGAATGAGTCGATTTCAGCATCCATATCGGCAGCGGATGTATCGACGTTGCCACCTTTATTGCCTAACGAAGGACTGGCGGTCGTTTCACGGCGTTTCTTTGTTTCTTCAAGCTGAGCTTGACGACCCTTCTGCAAAGCTACGTCATAATTTAAGGCCTTATATGCTACTTCCAAAAGTTTTGGGTTCGCTACAACATCCATTCCTAATTGCCCGATTTGTGCAAATACGGCTTCAACTTGGTTCGCAGGAATACTATACTTTTGTACAAGTCTTTCTGCTTCATAATTGAACGTTTCTTGTTGATATCGTTGCTTAATGGTTTGGACTTCTTGTTCCAAGGTTTGCATCCGTTTGAATTGGTCTAACGGGATACCTTGTTTTTCCGCTTCTTTTTTGAGGCGGTCTTCTTTAAATTTGGTAATTAACTCATCTTTACTAATACCGTATTGATTTGCTAACTCACCTAGGAATTTATCAGATTGCTCTAACTTTTCCTTTTCTTCACGGAGCTTTTTAAATGCTTCGTTACGTTTATGCATGTCAGGGTCATTGACTGGTGCAGCATCTTCTTGATTAGGTTCTTCAGCTGGTTCTTCCACTGGTTCATCAGCCGGTTGTTCAGGGAGTGCCTCTTCTTTGGGCTCTTCGACCTGTTTTTCTACGGCAGCCGGGGCTGGGGTAGGTTGTTTTGTGTCCTGTGTCTCAGGAACTGCTGGTTGCGGAGTTTCCTTTACCTCGAAATCCTTATCAAAATCTGCTAAAAACTTACTCGCATCAAACTGCTCTCTATCATTTGCCATCTGGTGGCTCCTTCCCTCTCCGTCATGAGGACAACTGTAGGTGACGACTTTACAGCCGGATTTGTGTGTTGTGCATACTCTACTTTATACGGTTTGGACCCCGTACAACACCTTCCATTACTATTATACACAACATTTTACTAAATTACAACTAAAACAAAGAAAAAAGTGCACCGAAGTGCACTCTTTATCTTATTTGACGTTACAGGTATCACCCTCGCAGGTGGGGGTGAGTTCCTTATACCCGTATTCTTTGTAACATTTTGTACATTTTAGATAGTGAGTAGGTTTATTTTCAATACCTATGACAATATCTATAAAGTCATCACCTTTACAAATCGGACAGATAATCTTAACATCCATGACTACATACCTTCCTGTGGTAACCCTTCTTGACGTTTTTGTACATTACCCAAACCCTGTTTTTGAGGGTTAAGAGCTTGGAACACAATTTCAGTAATCACTTGCATTGGGTCCAGCGTCTTTTGTTGTTGCATCATCATCTCAGGAGACATAGGCTGACCAGGCTGCATACCGCCACCTTCCATCGGTTGAGGTTGTGCTTGTCGCATTGCTTCTTCCATCTGCAGATTTTGCAATTGGATTTGTTCCATCGCCTGCATAATGGTTTGTGCAATCATTTGAGCATTTTCCATCGACTTTTGTTGACGTTCTTGCTCAATACGAGCTAAGATGATATCCCGGTTTTGCGGGTTGAATGCTTTAATCATATCTTCTGGTGTGACAATCGACACATCAGGAGCATATTGTAGCTGCCACTCGGCAAGCATCCGCATCTTTTCTTGGTTGCTTTGTTCGGTGTGCTTTAGCTTTTGCGTAATATCAATGTTGAAGTCCCAGGCAATATCCTTAAAGAATTCTGCGGTAAATGGAATGTATTCATATTCAACATCACCATTTGGGTCTTCCGCTTTCATACGCATGAGGCGGTCATCGGTGTAGTATTCAATCGCTAATGTGATGAGCATATAGCTGACTTTTTCTAAGAACTTTTCAAAGGCTAAGTATTCGTCTTGATTTCCGACAAGTGCTCTTTCAATTAAGCTATTGACACCTGCAGAGGTTTGTAACGAACCTGCACCTTGACCAGTTGACGCTTCCGTTAAACCTGTGAACTCTTTAATATCGTTCTTTAAGAACTCAATGTAGTTCATTAAGGTCATTGGGATTTCAGACACATCGACGTTACGAATAACGTTTTGTAAGTCTGGGTGTTTAGACAAGTAGACTAGACCGTACGCATTTCCGTACTTCGATACGATACGTGGGTCAATACCTGCACCTTCATACACAATCTTTTGTGGGTTTTGATAGAGGGTCGCAAGTGTACCAATAATAGATTGGATTTTGTTAATCATCTTCACGTTTGGTAAGATGAGTTGGCAGTCGCTAATGCCCCAGAAATCTTGACGTTGTTTATATTGGTGCAAGATAACAAATGGGAATGTATTAGGTTTAATGCCTTTGACTTCTTTCAGGATAATACCGTCCGCAATATACGTGACGTTAATCGTGAAGCCGCCATCTTGGTTTGCTTCTTTTTCATAGTACGTAATCAAGTCAACGATGTCTTCTTGATAACTGGAGTAGTCTCGGTTTGAGAATACTTCACCTCGAGTACCTTGGTCTTCAGAGGCATACGTATTTCCTTTACGGTTTTCAACAAACTTTGCTTTAGCTTTTGCATCAATGCTATTATCTGCTTTGATGTGTTCCACGGTCGTACGTGTGTAGGTACCGCAGTATAACGCTTCATCTAATTCAAATGCTTGTGGGTCCACAAAGAACGTTGATGGTTCAATAGGAGTAATCATAATCTCACCTTGATAGAGGTGGTTACGAGTTCCGCCTAAATAGTTTTCATCCCATCCGATATAAAGAATACCTGTACCTAATAATCGAGAGGTACGAATAACTTCTTGGATGTGATAACGTAGGTTTAACTTTTCCCAAAGCTGTTCATAAGACTTCTGTAACAAGAAGATATTATCTGCTTGCTCAGGAGCTAATGGTTTGAGTTCACCTAGATAACTGTCAACAAGTAATTCACCGGTCTTCAGTTTCTTCGTGTGGTTAATATAGTTACTGGACGGTTTTGGTATCCAGCTTGGCATACTGCCTTTTTCATTCCATTGTTCGCCCCGGTCAAACGCATCAAGTTCTCGCCAGGTGGCATCTTTGCGTTGTCTGCGGAAGTCAATGGCATCTTTAGCTTTTTGCCAAATCTTCTTTGCTTTTTCTTCGTATTTCATATTACTTCAATTCCTTGGGTATCCCATAATCTTTGTTAATGTCAGCAGGGAACAAATCTGACGGTTTAAACTCTACCTTTTCTTTGGAGAAACTGGCAATGAGTGCTTCCAACTCTTTTGTCTTTTTCTCAAAGTCTTCCTTCTTGGAGAACTTCACCTCTATCTTGAATAAACCAGATAAGATGAAACCCGCTACGAAGGAGAGTACGCCGACTACAATAAAATCCATAACACCCTCCTAAAAAGTATTATACCAGTTATCTTTAACTGGTTCGTCATCTTCTTGCAAAGCTTTTGGGAACTTGAACTGTTGATATTGACTAGGACGGTTTTGCATATACACGTCGTTAATCAAGTCATCAGGATTGTCCGGCAGCTCTTGCATGACATACCTTAGAACGTCCATCGCATGGTTATTGAAGTCCATTGGTTTTTCACCTCTATTCTTCTCCAGGTCGATAGCACCTTCTTGATACTTATATTCACGTCCTTCCTTTATCGTATAGACACAGTTGGACATAATCTTTAACTTATTCATCGAGAAGTAAGTGAAGACTTTCATAATCCCAGAGTCGAGGTTGTTCACCGCTTCTCTAAACCACAGCCCATATTCTGAATAGTGGCCGAAGTAACTTTGTCCGTTGGTTCCTCGTCTAGCTTTCCCAGCAGGGTCAGCTACCACTTGCCCATATATCATGCCCGGTGGCACTTTGTTCAGCATCGCTAGCATCTTCGTTGCGTGATGATTAACTGGCTTTTCTGCTTCATAGTGTTCATCGTAGACATAGGCAATTCCTTTGACTGGGTCAATCGCTACCCCTAACATAACCGTAGGGTCTCGTAGACCGAAGTCCACCCCAAACAACCGTTTCCAGTTAGGTGGGATAGGGAAGGGGTCAACAATGTTTTCAGCGAACATCGGATACACAAGTCCTTCTGCATACTCGAAACTTCCGTAGATATAGCGTTTAATCCACCACTCAGGTTTACCTCGTCCAATACGGATTTGGAAATCTGGGTCTAGGTACTTATTCTGGAAACTACTGTGAAGGTGTGTACTAAGATAAGGATTGTATTGAGGGTCTCTAGGATACTTAATCGGAGCAAAGACCTTGTTGGACTTATATAATATCTCGGTTCGTATCCATCCGCTATCAGGGTTACTACACAGTATTCCTAATAATCTAGACTTTTTAATCCTACGTTTACCGTCTTCGTCTACTTGGTATTCAACTGCTGCTTCGTTTCTTAGTCGGGCAGACAGTTCAACATACACATCATATTTTGAGTTACTAGCTTCTTCTAGGTAGAACGCAGTGAGGTTAAGCGAACGTATCTTTTCTGCATCGTTGCTGGGCAATAACATAATCTCGTGCCCGTTTTTCAGGATGATTTTTTCTTCACCCTTCGTTCGTCTCTCCTCCTTAATCTGCGTATGGGGAAGAAACCGTAACAGTTCCTTATAACTCGTTTCTTTTAATAACTGCATCGTCGGAGCTAACATCGCGGTTCTGCCATAAGGCACTGCTAACACGTGGTCAACAATGGACATGACTGCCGTGGTTGTCTTACCACTACCATACGCCCCGAAGATTGCCTTGAAGGTGTGTGGGTCTCGATGAAACTCTGCTTGGTGGGGTTGTGGAAAATACAAAATCTCCGTAGCATTACAAACGTTACAGATAGCGTAACGTTTGCCGTCTACAGGGATTAGTTCTCCACTTCTACACAACTTACAGCTATTATTCAATAAATAACTCCTCTGAGTAACGGTGTCCACGCTTTGGATTGAACACCATCATCAGCATTGCAGCTCTGCTAGACATATTGTTATCATGTTCGTAATTGTCTTTAATGGTTGACATACTTGGGGCATAGAACACTTTCTTATTGCAGTTCTTCCCTTCGTATAGGGTCACTTCACGGTAATGGTGGAAGTGTCCGAACAACCCATAATCAAACTGTGTATTTCGGTAGTAAGATAACTCTTGTAAGTATCCCTTCTTATTACCGATGAGATGACCGTGAGCTACAAACATCTTGTGGTTTTCGGTCACCGGCATAATAAAGTCATCAGCCGCCTTAATTTCTACCCGTTTATTGTCTTTAAGTGACGTTTCGATATATTGAGCGAATACGTGCATAAGGTCTTCTTCGACCAGCTCATTCCGTTCAGTACCGAGTGGGCGTAATTGGGTGTGGTTAGATGAGGTAACGCAATAGAATTCAACTTGCATACTTTTTGACAGTTTATGTAGTAAATCTGCATAAACCTTTGAAACGTCAATGATTTGGAACACCATCCCTTTTTTAATCGCCATCAGCTGGCTAGTTCTGAGGGAGCCACCGTCGATGGTATCTCCGAGTTCTAAGAGTTTAATCCTCTTAAAGCCGTGTTCCTTTTGCTTTTGAATAATATGCGAGTATACTTGAGAATAATGCTCTAGAAGTGTCTCATCACCGTTGTAATGAAAGTCACTTGTAACAAACACATACTCATCTTTCCCTCCCACTGTATCCATACTCACCTTGGACAGCTTAACCGGCTTCTTCTTGCGAATAGCCCGTGTCAGCTCCTCATTGAGTAAGGTTTTGACAGCTAAGTGCTTCAAATCCTCCTGGTTTTTGGAACGTTCGTACTTTAGGTACTCCCGCTCAAGTCTTAATTTTCGTCGTGCATCAAGAAACATTATGTTTCCTCCCTATCTATATTATATGCGAAATTTTGAATTTTTACGGGTGTGTGATGAGGGGTTTTGAACACGCCAATGTATAACCCCCTAGTGCATTAGGGGGTCTTAATTAAGGGGGTACCCCTAGGGGTATATCAAGTTTTATAAAATAGTGAAAAATTATTTTGTGATAGTGCAACGCAAAATATAGCGTGTGCATCACGCCTATTATTGGTTAAATTGTCTTAACACAATCTTTACAATTCTTTTGTGCATTGTCATTTATCCGTGCTATCATATTGATAGTGATAAATGAATATCACTAGAAAAGGAGATTTGTATGAATAACATACAAACACTGAGAGAGTTGCTGATGGTTGCCGATGTGCCGATGGTTAGCATCCCGCAAGCGTTCGACGGAGTGGCGGATGTGGAGGACACGATGGATGCGGAGTATGGATGGTTAGATGCACCGGCGGAGATTGTAGGATACAAATACCGCAAAGGCACGACAATCCCAGAAGCAATAATCGTCAAAGTAGAATACGACTTCACACTACCGCAAGTTATAGAGTAAAAAACCGGACCTGAGCAAGTCCTAAAACTGCTCAAAGTAAAGGAGATTATATGGCAGTAAGATTTACGATGAAGCAAGTCAATGTAGCAGGAGCAATGGAAGCAGCAGACGACAACATGGACAAAGTGAGATTTATCAAGAAGTTAGCAAAACTAGAAGCAAGAATAGCAGAACTCGAACAAAAGATAGAATACAAAGAAGCAAACGGACTAGACGACACGCAAGAAGTAGTAGAACATATCCTAAGACTAGCAGAACACGCAGACCTAGTAGACACAATCGAGCAAATATAAAAAACACGGACCTGAGCAAGTCCTTAAACTGCTCAGAAAGGATATATAACGTGAAAACGTACAAAATCACAATGTACGTCTACAACCGCAGCAGAAAAAATGGCAAAGCGTTCGGCGTAAGGTTCTATCAAGGTTATGAAATGGAAATCTACCGCAATCACGCAAACCTAGAAGAAGCAACTGCTTGGGTTCAAGACGTACACAACTCTGGATTACTCTGGGTTGACCGCTGGAACATCGAAGAAAAGTAAGACAAAGAAGGGCACCCGAAAGGGTGCTCTTTTTTTTTTTAAAATAGGTCCCCCTATATTATAACGCCAATTGCAAGGGTTGTCAAGGGGAGAATTGTAAAGATTTGGTTAAGAAATGCCGGTCGGTAAACCTATATTATAGCACCAATCGTAAAGGTTGTCAAGAGAAGATTTGTAAAGATTGTGTTAAGTTTACCAGGTAAAAACTTTACAATTGGGTATTGACAACTGTATGGAGGTATGCTATTCTATACTCATAAAGGAGGTAAGTTATGAAAAACTTACTAGAGTTGTTGGAGACGTTGAGAGGGCAGTTTGAGGAAGCATCATCCGGATTGCTAAATGCAGAGGATACGCTAAGCGATGCAACCAGAGAAGCAGAGGAGTTAGACGACGAAGAAGAAAACAAAGACGAAGCAGTAAACGAAACCGAAGAAATGTACGAAGCAATCTCAATGATGGGCGGCGAAATCGGAGACGCTATCGAAAAACTAGAAGCGTTGATTGCAAAGCTGAAAGGAGAATAGAAAGGAAGGGGCCCGAAAGGGCTCCTTTTTTTTTCGTGTTTTTTTTTTTTTTTTTTTTTTTTTTTAGAAGCCCCCCCAATATTATAGCACCAATGGGCAGAGTTGTCAAGTGTTTAATTGTAAAGTTTGTGTTAAGACTTTTTGAGGGGTATTGACAACGTGCATCCGGTATGATAATATAGAAGCATAAAGGAGGTTATCTATGATAACCAAAGAACAGTGGCTAGATATTGTCTCAGGTGGAGGGGCGACGCTTGACGTCGTGATGCATAACAATAAAATTATAAGCATCACCAATCCAAAGTACCAATCCGGATACGCCGTATCAATCAAGGGGCACGAATTAAGAGTACAAAGAAGCATCTCAGCCGAATTATTGCAAGCGTATATCAATCTAAAAAGCGACGTTATCCAAGAAAATGAAAATGCACGTGTAGGGCTGTGGGAAAATAAAGGCTACTGGTATCTGGATATAAGCTTCATATATAGCAACATATACAACGCCGGAGACGCCGCCCGCATCAATAAGCAAAAAGCAATCTACTCGTTTAAACAACAAGCATCCATCGACGTCAATAGCTTGGAGGTGATAAAATAAAGTAGCTGCATCCGGGCCCCTTCGGGGGCCTTTTTTATTTGCTTTAAAAAAAAAAAAAAAAAAAAAATAGCTCCCCCTATATTATAGCACCAATTGGAAGGTTTGTCAAGCATAGAATTGTAAAGTTTTTTAACCCCTATATAAGTTGCCCCCCACACATTATAGCACCAATCGCACCGGTTGTCAAGTAGTGAATTGTAAAGTTTTTGTTAAGATAAAACACGCACCCCTTGACAAGTCGCCCCTATTATGTTATTATGTATTCATCAAGGCAAGGGAAAACAAAAGAAACCCACCCCTTGACAAGTGCTAGTACTATATGATATAGTATAAGCATAACCATAAAGGAGAAAAAATTATGGCAAAAAATTCGTGGGGTAATTATACCCAATCCGACATCATCTATACCGGCGGTGCTCAAGTGTTCGTCTCATACTATACGCCAATTGCAATTGCTAAAGATGATTATATTCTAGTAGTAGACCAAAAATTTAGTAGAACCACAAGCAAGCAAACGACCCAATGGTTAAAACATATGGGCAGCGACAACGTCGGCAAAAACTATCGCTACAATATCGCCTATGTATCTGCGGATAAATTCAAGGAAGCGTTAAAGTCAATCGGATATCAATATGGCACGGGGTGGATACGCTAAAAACATAGACCAATGACCTAAGCACCGGTTCTCCTGCCGGTGCTTTTTTTATTTTTAGCTATTTTTTTTAAAAAAAAAAAGCATCCCCCCTATATTATAACACATTTTCGCCTGCTTGTCAAGTACTCAATTGTAAAGTTTCTGTTAAGACCCCCTTGACAAACTGAGAAAAGTATGATATAATAGAAATGAGTACCAATTTCAAGGGCAGTCCTATATTATACCACCAATCGTAAGTTTTGTCAAGTAAAGTTTTGTAAAGTTTTTTTTTAAAAACCCCCCTCATATTATAGCACGCCAATCTGCACCTTGTCAAGACCCTAATTGTTAAGTTTTTGTTAAGTTGCACTTGACAAACTGACCAAAATGTGCTATAATTCCTAAATGCCTACTATCAGTGTATGCATACTTTATGTAGTACAAAATGCGTTTTGTAGTACGAATTATACTACATAGGTTTTTGGGTGTTTTTGACCGGCACAAAAAAAATATACATATGAAAATACCTACAAAAGTGTGTTTTTGTAGTATATAAAGTAGTACAAAAAAAGTTATGAGACCTAAAACCTATATAACGATTTATTTTGAGATATGCTATTTTGTATATATATTCATACTACAAAAAATGGGTAAAAATTGTACTACGAAAATACCTACAAAATGACCCCTTGACACCAAGAGCATTTTCTGATATCATAGGTGGCGTTGAAAATTAAGTGATAAAACATACCACTTGACAAGAACACGAAACTATGATATAATAGTTTTAGAAAGGTTGGAGGACCTATGACAAAACAAAGATTAGACGAGATGATGACGAAAGGCGGTGCCACCTTGACAAAGGCACTAGAATATGCTAAGATTAAAGACGGATATCTAGTGAGTGTGCCAAGTAAGTTTACAAGGGTATTGACAACGGACACGGACTATGCTACAATACTTAAGGCAATGCAAGATATCTCAACTGAGATTAACGTGGACGGACTAGGTGCGTTCGTAGGGTTGTGGGTAAATGACGGCAAGTTATACATTGACTTATCTGTCCAATTCAATGACCGGCAAGTGGCAATCAATATCGGACGTGAATTCAATCAAAAGGCAATATGGGACGTGGCACTTGACAAAGCAATTGAGTTATGATATAATGGTAAATGAAAGGACCAAAATATATGGACAAAAAAATGATTGACAAGTTAATCGTAGCGGAAGCGGAAATTGATGACGTGATAGTGGCAATCAGTCGCACGGACTATCCAATCGCAAAGGACCTTGATGCAATACTGACGATGCTATCTAACCTTATTACGAAAGTACAAAGGGGGACTTGACAAGGCACACAAAATATGTTATACTATGTTTAGATGAAAGAAAGGAAAGGTACAAAAAATGTTTGGAGCAATCTTAATTCTAACCCTTATGCTAGGGTCCGTAGCAATCTACGAGTTTGTGGGGTGGTAAATGAATATATTCTATCTACACGATAACCCAAAAATATCTGCAATGGCAATGACCAATAAACACGTTGTCAAAATGATTGTGGAAAGCACGCAACTATTATCAACCGCACACCACGTGTTAGATAACAACGCAAGCAACTTACCAATCTACAAGGCAACGCACAAAAATCATCCGTCTGCAGTTTGGGTCCGTGAGAGTATGGGCAACTATCTATGGTTAAGAAATCACACGTATTTCTTACTGCAAGAATATGCAGAACGATACAACAAAAAACCGGATGACCACGCCACGTACAAAGTGTGGCAAGCACTCAAATATCCGCCAAAAAATATCCCAATGATGATGACGACCACGCCTATACGACTAGCAATTACCAATGTAAACTATCATATCCAAAACAACCCTATCGCAAGTTATCGTATGTACTACGAAGCAGAAAAACTGCGTACGGATGCGGATAAATCAAGATACCACAAGGTACTTGACAATTACAAGTAAATATGCTACAATATGTAGCGAAAGGAATTCAATATGAATTACACAAAACTATTCTTTGATGCAGTCAATAGCGTACTGAAAGACAACAACCTTGTCTTGACGTACAACAATCTACATATCGGCGGTGGACCTACTAGAAAGATTGACTTACCGCATTTCAAGTACAACCTTGACAATACGCCAAGTGGGTTTGAGATGATTGAGTTAAGCGGTAAAACGAATATCACGATTAAAAACGATGATAT